GGAATGTAACTCATTGTACGGATAACATTGAAGTATATATATAGTATCCATATGAGTACAACGACATATCAATACACTACGTATGGTATTTAAATAACAAGAGGATACTATATATAGTAGTCACTTTACCGTAAGGTAAAGACACTCAGTACAGTACATAAAAGAATTGACATTCTGTCAATACTGTTTATTACTGAGTGTTGTTTGACTACCCAATGTTAACCTTGATGTTCCATATATAGTATGTAAGGCTAGAAATATATGCTGGTAATTCTGTAATACAGTAGGTGGGTACAGACTTTTTAGGCACTAGCGGGCATTAGTAATTGTGTGCCTAATCAAACCTTCTTATAAGTCCTTGGGTACTGCCTTTGTCTTTCTAGTGTACTGTCTCGCCAGTCAGCAGCTTTCCGCATCCCGATTGCAACTTTACCTGTAACAAATTATTGGGTTTGATGTTTGTATTTATGAGTATGTTACCATATAATTAACACTACGCAAACATCTACAGGAAGTTAGTTAAATGAGTCAAAATGTTGTCTGTATATCTAAAAGCTGTAGGAAGCGATTAAGTGGAAAACAAAGAAAATTTTGTTCACCCACCTGTCAGAAACGACAGTTCGCAGCTGACAAACGACATAATGATAGAGTTGATAAACCTATCAACAGGAAACTAAAATCTGACGATGGCGACTACGCTAGTGTTAGACGAGGTCAGTATTACCGAGCTTTTGTAAGTGAAGGATACGCTGAGTTACTAGCTAATGGAGACATTAGTGTAGCTGAGGTGTCTTTGCTTCTTCAGACTAGCTCAGCTACCGTCTCCAGAATGGCAGCTGCCTATAAAATTGACACCAGGAACTCCATCGCTGCTGCTGATTGGGAGATATCAGAAGAAGCACAAAAGAGTTTAAAGAATTTTTCTAGCTTCCGCGATAAATATTTTCGTACGGAGCTGGGTAAGAGGTATGAAACTGCTGATTTCCACAAGAACTGGATAAATAACATTATAGATTCTATAGAGAATGGTAAAGAGTTACTTATCTTAAGCCCCCCAAGACATGGAAAGACAGAACTGTTAATACATTTTGCTGTTTACCAGATATGCAAGAATCCTAACCTACGTATTATGTGGGTAGGTGGAAACGAAGATATAGCTAAGAATGCCCTTAGTGCCGTCCTAGACGTACTTGACACAAACGAAGAACTCAGAGATGCATACTGTCCCCCAGGTACATCTTTTAAACCAGATAACCGTTCTGGTAAGAACTGGTCACAGAATCAATTTACTGTAGGTACTAGAACTGTAGCTGGTATTAAATCACCAACTATGGTAGCTGTAGGTAAAGGTGGAAAGATATTATCTCGTGACTGTGATTTAATTATTGCTGATGATATTGAAGACCATCAAACTACTATGCAACCTGGTGCAAGAGAATCTACTAGACAATGGTGGACAACAACACTATCTAGTCGTAAAGAAGAACATACAGCTGTTGTTGTAATTGGTTCAAGACAACACCCTGATGATTTATATAACCATCTTTTAGAATCAGATAACTTTACTTCTATAGTTGAGACAGCACATAAAATAGAATGTGAATTACCAGAACATACAGATGAAGTACATATTGATTGTATGTTATGGCCGTCTAAACGAACACACAAATGGTTAATGTCTAGATTACATTCTGCTCAGTCAACAGGTGGTAGGCAGATATTTGAGATGGTTTATTACAACCAAACATACATAGAAGGTACACAAATATTTACAATGAATATGATTGACCAATGTATGCGACCAGATTTAGTTATGGGACAACAGTATAGAAATTTATATTTAGTAGCTGGACTTGACCCTGCATCATCAGGATTCCAAGCATCAGTACTTTGGGGTATAGATGCATATAGAGGAGAATTGTTTTTAGTAGATTTAGAAAATAGACAAGGGGGCGGAGTAAGGGCTGCACTTGACCAAATGTCAGACTGGCTACATAAGTATGATTGCCGTCAATGGATAGTAGAAGAAAACGGTTTTCAAACTGCTATACGTCAAGATGATAAAATAAAAGAATTTACACTACGTAGTGGTATTCAGCTCCAAGGACATTTAACAGGTAAAAATAAACATGACCCATTGTATGGTGTTGGTGCAATGGCTGATTTGTTTGAAAATAGAAAAATACATTTACCTACAGGTGATTCAGAAAGTAGTGCTAAAATACAAAAATATAGACAACAGTTGTTATACTTTGATGGAAAGCCTGTTTCTAAGCGAAACAAGGAAAAAACTGATATAGTTATGGCTAGTTGGTTTCCGATGAAAGTATTTAGACGTATGCAAAAAGAACGACTAGCTGATGTAGGAACAGATTACACACCAAGTTATGGAGATTACAAATTAACTGATATGAATGAAGCACCATGGGGATAGAAAACCTAGACCTTAAAACATACAATGAAATTATTGAAAGCGCTTCTGAGTTAGTCGGTGGACAAGCAGTTCAAGAACGACAAGTAAGTAAAGGTCGTATTAAAGCTATTTTAAATGGTGGTAGTGAAGGCATGAGGTCTTTACTAGGTAACTCAATGGAAGCAGAAGATGCAGACTTGTTACCTGCACCAAACTTACTACAATCAGGTATTGATAGGTTAGCTCAAAAAATATCTGGAGTACCACAAGTACGTGTAGATATTCTTAATGGTAATGAATCCGAAAGAGCTAAATTTCAAGCAGAAAAACTAGAACGAATAGTAACATCTTATGATGCAACACAAAATCTAACAGGACAGTTAGCACAAGCATCTAGATGGTTACCAGGTTATGGTTATTGTGCTTGGGTTATATCAACCAAAGTAGATAGTAATGGTTACGTGTATCCTAGTGCTGAACTAAGAGACCCGTATGATACATTTCCTGGAAACTTCGGTCCTGACCAACAACCAAGAGAACTAGCAGTTCTTAGACGTGTGCCAAGATATAAACTTGCACAAATTTATCCTGAATTTAAAGATGAGATTTTACGTAAAGATGATGACGAAACAGGACAAGATTTTACACCAGTTGCTACAGAGTTTATGAGTTACAATACAAACAACTCACAAGACTGGGAAGATAATACACGAGCTGGATTAAGAATAATAGAATACTATGACCAAGGTGGTACATACATAGTATTTCCTGAACGTAAATTAATTTTAGATTTTATACCAAACGTTCTTAGTACTCCACCGTTTGTGTTTATGAAACGTATTTCTTTCGACCAACTCAAAGGACAATATGACCATGTCATAGGTCTAATGGGAATGATGGCAAAAATAAACATTATGTCTGCTATCGCTATGGAAGACGCAGTATTTACAGAAACAAACATTTCTGGTGAATTAGAATCTGGACAATATAGAAAAGGTAGATTTGCTGTTAACTATTTGTCACCAGGTACACAGGTCAGCAAACCACAAAATAACATGCCGTATCAATTGTTTCAACAAGTAGATAGATTAGAAAGACAATTAAGGCTTGTAAGTGGTTATCCTGTTACTGATGATGCGCAGTCACCTAATTCATTTGTAACAGGAGCTGGTTTACAAGAACTTAATAGCTCTATGTCATTAATGATTAATGAGTACAGAGATATTATCAAAAACGCAATTATTGAAATGGATGCTAAAAGATTAGAAATGGACGTAGTCCTTGCATACACAACAGGTGTGACAAAAAAACCTATGGTAGGTTACATTGGAGGTTCTGCTTTTTCTGAAAACTATCAACCATTAAAAGATATAGGTGGAGATTTAAGAACTAGACGTATCTACGGAGTTATGGCTGGTTTTGATGAACCACAAAAGATTGTTACTGGATTGCAATTATTACAAGCTGGTGTTATAGACACAGAAACATTGCAAGATAACATTGATGGTTTAGAAAATATACAAAAAGTACAAGAACGTATTAGAAAAAATAAAGCAGAAAGTGTTTTGTTTGATTCAATATTATCTAGGTCAGCACAAGGTGACCCTCAAGCAACAATGGCAGCTATAGCAATTTATGAACAACCAAATGCTCTAACTGATATTATGAAACAATTTTATACTCCTGAAGAACCTGGTATGACACCAGAACAGGAAGCAATGATTCAACAACAAATGATGGGTGGTCAGGGCTTGCCACCACAAGCCCCTCCATCCATTGCAGAAGCTCTTGGTGGGTAATGGAAGATTACGTAGAAAATGAGTTTTGGGATATGGTGTATAACGAATATGGTGTTAAAGATGAATTTGATGTACTATCTGAAAATGTACAAAACATTATATATCCAGCAGAAGGTATTATTATTTTTATAACTAAGGATTTTTATGGCAAAAAGTAGACGTGGAGGATATAGAAAACCTACTGCTAATACAAGCAATGCTGTTTCTGGTCCTGGTGCATTAAGTCAAAGAACTGACGGCAATGCTTCTGCACCTGCAGCTGCATCTGGTGGAGACTATGGTCAAAGAAAAGCTATAGAAGCACAAGTGTCTGCTAGTGGTGGATTACCAAGAACTAAAAAAATGCCTTCTTTTGATATAGCAGCACCTACTAATCTTCCTCAACAACCACCTACATCAGGTGGAGCTATTGGTCCAGGAAACCCTCCTAAAGAAAGTCTTTATAATGATGTAGATGTGCTTTTATATGCAGCTGCTGAATTAACAAAAAATCCAATATTTTATGAAATGATAAATACTAGAGCTGCACAAAGGTAGTTATGGTATTAAGTTATTTTGACTTAGAAAATGTTGGAAACAACACAAATGCTTTAAATAATAAATATAAATCTGCAAAAGATTATATAAAAAGTAATCCAGGTTTTACTGAAAGATTAGAAGAATATACAAGTAAGTATGCAATACTTCCTGCTGAAGTATTAATACCTATGGCACAATTAAAAGTGCCTCCATCATCTAAAGGTATGCAAGATTTATGTGATGAGTATAGTTTACAATATTGTGTTCAAGCAGCTAATGATTGGGAAACAGTTAAAAGTAGATTTCAAACAAATAGATACAATGATGACATGACAATGAATGCTTTTGATATTGCTGGAGGGTTAGCTTCTACTGCTTTTTTTTATGGTAATAAATTAGTTCCTGATAAATTAGAAAAAATTATATATTCAGAAGATGGTATTAGAGAATTTCCTGTAATTGGTAAAATTGATTTTCAACCTAATATAAGCAAATTTGCAGATACTCAAACAAGTTTATGGCTTATAGCAGCAGCAGATTGGTTTGATGAAAATTCTGTTATATGGAGTCCTTTTCCACAAAGTGAAACACCTGAAGTAGGTAGAACAGTATCTTGGAAAGACCCAATGGGTTTTTATAAACCAAGAGGACGTGTGTGGGCTTACGTACAACAAATGAATGCTTATGATAGATATTTAGAATCTGGTTATACAAAAGATTTTGCACAATCAAATATTCCAATTAATTTAAATTTAACGCAAGAAGAAGTAGGAGAAAAATTAGGATTTATAGGAGAAACCAAACAATTATTACGTTGGATTGGAGAAGCTAAAAACTTAGCTGGAGAAGCGTATGCTAAAGAAGCTTTAACTAGAGTAGTACAAAACTTACCAGTTAACTTCAACAGAGATAATGTTTTGTCATTTGAAAGTCTAATTGCTGAAGAAATGCCTGAATATAATGAATTAGTAAATGTTTTTGGTTATACACCTAAACAAGCTGAAGAAATAATTTATTCAAATATTGGAGAACCAATTAAAAAACCTGATGAAGGTACAGAAATTAATTGGACATCAATACAAAAACCTAACATGATTAATGCATTTGCTGGAACTAGATTTGTATATAGTCCTGATTTAGCTCAAGATTATGAAGAAACACAAGCACGTAATCCAAATGATGGAATAAGAATACCTTATTCAATTGGTAGATACGAAGCATCTAAGTTTGAACCAGTAGGTTCTAAAGCTTACAATGTTGTTTCTGGTGCTCTTGATGCAGAAAATAGAATAATATCTAGTTTAGGTCTAGGTGCAATTACTAAAACAATTAAAAAAGGTTCTATCCTTGCTAGTCAATTAGATAGATTACCTGACATGCTTAAAAGTAAAAAATTGTTTAGTCATGAAAAAGCAAAAGAAATACTAAAACCTATTGAACAATATGCTAATCCTTTTACAGGTCAAAGCAAAGTTGGTCCAAATATTAATGCTGAAGTATTTGATTATACTACAGACGCTCCCTTTAGATACAGAGCATTACAAAGTGATATTTATAAAGGTTATATTAAACCTGCTATAAGAGCAGATAATTCAATTAGAAAAAAATATGGATTATTGTTAGGTAAAACACCCAAATTTTTATCAAATACAGTTAATGATTTAATGCAAAAAACTTTTGTTAGAAAATCAATACAAGGTATGACTGAGGAATCAAATGTTGCTAAACTTGCAAAAAATCCTTGGTTAGTTGATGCACCAGAAGAAGTTTTAATAGAAGTTGCTAAAAGTAAATCTTTTGGTAAAACAGAAAATATTATTCGTAGAGCATTAAGTGAAGGTTATGTACCAGAAAAAACAATAACACCGTTTATATTAAATAGTATTCCTAAAGGTAGTTCTTCTTTAACTAATGCTGCATTAAAAGGTTTAACAGGTATAGACCCAGGACTTAGGTCTATAGGTTCAATGGCTGGTGGTTTAGGAAATAAAGTTATTAGAAGTGTTGATAATATTGGTAAGTTTACATCTAAAGGAATCAAATTATTAAAAGGTGATAATGCTTTTAATAGAGTCATAGACGGTACAGTAGCTTTAAATAAAAAAGCATTAACTGATTGGGAACAATTAGGTGTTTTAGATTATTCAAGTAATTTAGGTTTTAGTTCAGCATTTACAGAAGGTATGAGTCCATACTGGACAAAGAAATTTAGTACATTACCTGGTAGTAGTTTAAGTTATAAAAATAGAAATAAAGCATTTGTTGATATAGTTCGTCATGTAGAAAATGTAGGTTACACAAGCAGAATGGCAGATAAAGTTTTAAATGATTTTATAACAAATGTTAAAAAAACTAAATCTGGTGGCAGTGTTGTAGATGATTTAGATGCATTTTCTTATAGATTAATGGAATACGATAGAAAATTAATTGCTAGTACTAAAGGTGATTATGGTGAAAAATTATTTAAAAAAGGTTTAGAAGATATAAAAAATAGTCAACGACAGTTAAAATCATATTTAGCTGATGAAATGGGTAATGAAATTTTTACTTCTTTTACTAAATTTTATAAATTAGAAGATGGTACAAAAATTCATTCTGCTTCTTTAGTTAAATTATCTGAAGCTGCAAATAATGGAGCAGCTTTATACCCAGTAAGAAGACTTAATAGAATACAAAAAGGATTCTTTTTTGAAGTTGCGGATGCTGTTAGTAACCCAGACCATTTTACAGCTCCTTTACAATATATGAACAATTTAATAACTGAAGGTAAAAATCCTTTTAAATATGGTTTTATACCAACTAACAAAATAGAAAATGATTTACTAAGTAGTTTGTTTGATGGTTGGAACTCATTAATATTTAAACCAACAAAAATTATTAAACAAGCTTTATCATTTAGAGTAGGTATTGAAGAACAAGTTAGGTTTATATTTGAAGGATTAGACGGTATATTTACAAACCCTGCAGATTATTTATCGTGGGTGTATTCTTATGGACAACTTCCTAAGCGTAGTCGTACTAGAAAATTAGTAGAAAAATTTATGGATTCTGGTAACGATACTAATGAAATATTAAGTTCACAATACTTTAGTGAAACTGTAAATGCAAACTGGTCTTTTCAAGGTGTGGATTATAGAAGTCAAAGTGTTAAAGGATATGATTGGGTAGCTGTAGATGCAGAAAGTATTGCAGGAGCATCAGCTATAAATACACAGTTGCAACATATAAGAAATAATCCAATGTCAAGAGTTGTAGCAAAATTAGGTTGGGGACCTGAATTAGAAGCTTGGGCCAGAACTAGAGAAGCAAAAGATATGGCATTAGATTTAATAATAGAAACAGGAGATAAACATAGACGTATTGTTTCTAAACATGAAGAAATGATGAAATATTTATCTATTTTAGAAGCTGACATAAGAATGCGAACAGGTCATGTAATGAAAGAAGGTATAGATAGATTTAAACAAATTGACCAAACATATATTTTTAATCATAATGGAGTACAAAATAATGGCAACTTACAAATAAGAGATGCTTTATGGTCAGATAAATTATTAAAACATGGAGGAGATGTTACTAATCCAGATGATTATATTTCCATGATGCCTAATATGGAAAATGCACCCTTTGTAAAAAACTGGAGTAGAAAACAACAACAAGCTATTTATAAAGAAATACAAAATTATATTGCAGGTAGTAACGAAATTGTAAAAGTTGAGTTTGGTAAAGTAATGATGCCTAAAAAAAGTGGTAAAGCTACTACAAGTTTAGGTAGAGGTGCTGATTTAATGGGAGAATTTTGGAATGCATCTTTTAACTTTTTGTTAACAGAACCATTATCAAGACTTAATAGGTCTCCTGCTTTTAAACAATACAGATATATGTATGTTGCTGCACAGTTTCCTACATATACTAAAAAATTACAGACTAAATATATTAAAGAATTTAAAGATGCAAAGATACCAAAGAAAGCTATTGAAGACCTTGTTGGTATGCAACTACTAGGTCAATCTGGTAAAACAGGAAGTTATAGAGCAACAAGCGAATTAGCTAGTCAATTTGGTTTAAAATCTACTCAACAGTTATTATATGATGCTTCTGAAAGACATCAACTTTCTGAAATAACTAGAAACATATTTCCTTTTCCTGAAGTTTGGTTTGAAATGGGAAAAACTTGGGGAAGATTAACTGCTAAAAATCCTTATAAAATACGTGAAGGTAATTTACTATACAAAGGATTAAAATCATCTGCTGGTGCATATTCTTTTCAAGGACAAGGATGGTTTGCACCAGACCCTAATGGTAGTGGTGATGATTTATTTTTATATCCTTTTAATTCAAAAATAAGTAATTTAGTATTTCCAAAAGATTTAGGATTTGAACAAGCACAAGCAGGAATGACTGCAGCTGGTAATCTAAAAGGTATTAACTTATTAAGTACAAGTTTAACTCCAGGTCCTAACTCAATAGTAGCTTTTGCTTTAAATAAAGTATTTGATAAAATGGATGCAAAAATGGAATTAAGAGAACAATTATTTGGACCTTTTGCACCGCCAGACGAAATAACTAAAGCAATATTATCTCCACCTCCTTTTGTTCAAAAATTAATGGCAGCTGGAAATCCATTGGAAATATTTGAAGAAGGAATAATGTCAGGACCAGGTTCAATTGATTCTGATAATAATGTTAAAGAATGGTTAACTTCTACTGATGAATATGACAGTATGAGAGCAGAAACTACTATCGATATTTATAGTAATATACGTGCAGGTTACGATGAAGAAAGACTATTAAAGTCTGGTAAGTTAGATAAATATATCAAATATATAAATGAAGATTGGAATGGTAGACGTAAAGTAGCACCATATAAAGAACAAGGTCCAGCAAAAGGCGAGTTAACAGAACAACATCTAATCGATGCTTTGTTACAATATTCAGCCCATAAAGCTAAATCATTATTTTTAATTAGAGCAATAGCACAAGAAATACTTCCTACTGGATTTAAACCTGTATTTACAGTTAAAGATAAAAATGGTAAATGGTGGGCAACACAAATGCTTGCTAATGAATATAATAAAATACTTACAAAAAACAATTATGATTCAACTATTACTGCAGAAGAATTTTATGTTAAGTATGGTATAGACCATCCATATGTAACTACTGGTAGTAAACAATCTACTGATGGTACGAAAGCAGTTTTTGAAAAAAGAAATATTGATTTTTTAAGAAAAAATAATGATTTACTTACTCTTTTTCCAAAAAGTGCAGCGTATTTAGTTCCTGATAATCCTGAAGCAGAACGTACTTACTCTAATTTATGGTTTAGTGTTACTAAACGACCTGAT